GACCCAGAAACAAGATTTATCACTGGATATCAAAAGAGAGGTAATCGTATTAGAGTAGCATCAAAAAAAACAACTGATCAAGTAAATTTAAAAGCTGAAGCTTCTAAAATTAAATCTGATTTAGGTAAAGGTTCAAGAGTTGCTATAACTGAAACACCTATGAAAGTGGGTTCTCGTGGTTTTTTTCCAGCAAGAGTTTTGGATCCTAGAAGGATTAGAAAAAGAGGCACACGTATACAAATGCCTGTAAGACCAGAGCCAAAGAAACCAATGGATGCACCTTTTAAGAAAAGACCCAAGAAATTGATGGGTGGTGGGGGCGCTGGTCTCTTTAGTTTTAAAAAGAAAAAAACAGACAAAGAAGAGGCTTCAAAAGAAAACAATATTAAAAAACAAGTAAATAAAAAACAAAAAAGATTAGAAGAATTAAAAAAACAAATTAGCGAACAAAGTAAAGGTGGCATGATGAAACCACAAAAAGCTGTTCTAGGTAAATTATTTAGAAAAAAAGGTAGAGCTACACCAGGAGCTGAAGTAGGTGGATCTTCTAAAGGTTTTGGATTACTTGGTAGACTAGCTAAAAAAGTAGGTCTTAAAAAAGGCGGTATGAAAAAATTTTCTAAAGGTGGAATGGCCGATTACTATAAGGATATTTTATAATGGCGACTTCAGGATCAGTAGCATTTAATCTTGATATAGATGATATAGTTCAAGAGGGTTATCAAAGATGTGGTGTAAGAACCAACTCTGGCTACGACCTGAAATCAGCAAGAACAAGTTTAAATCTTTTATTTGCTGAATGGGGTAACAGAGGAATTCATCTTTGGAAAGTTGAATTAGATGAAAAAACTTTGGTATCTGGACAAGCTGCATACACAGTAACTTCAGATGTAAGTGATGTTCTTGAAGCATTTATATCTTCAACTGCAACCGCTAGTGATTCTTCTAATACACAAGACGTATCTTTAACAAAAATAGATAGATCAGCTTATGCGGCATTACCTAATAAATTTTCTACTGGTACACCATCTCAATACTATGTTGATAGACAGACAAATCCGATAATTAATTTATATCAAACACCAGATTTAAATACTTATACAGTATTAAAATATTATGTAATAAAAAGAATTGAAGAAGCAGGTGCATACTCAAATCAAGCTGACGTTGCCTACAGATTTTTACCATGTATGTGTGCAGGATTAGCTTATTATTTAGCTATGAAGATTAATCCACAATTGGTGCAACAAAATAAAATTATTTATGAGGACGAATTAAAAAGAGCGTTAGAAGAAGATGGTCAAAGAACCTCAACTTTTATAAGTCCACAAAACTTCTACCCAACAGGAATATAATATGGCTAAATATGCAACAGGTAAATATTCTAAAGCAATATCGGATCGATCTGGTATGGAGTATCCGTATAATGAGATGGTAAAAGAATGGAATGGTTCTTTGGTGCATTATACCGAATTTGAAGCTAAACATCCTCAAATACGTAGAAGAAGAACTACCGCAGACGCTATAGCGTTACAAAATTCTAGGGTTATGAAATTTCAACAACCAGCTCAAAAATTTAATAATGATATAACTGTCTCTGATTCAGGCGGTACACAGGTGCAAGTTATAAATTTAACATTACCAGGTATATTTGCTTTTGGTGTACAAACACAACAATTTACAGGTAATGGAATAACTACTTCTGTTTCATCCATGGTCCCAGATGATGGATCTGCTCAAAACAGACAAAGACAATTAAGTGCCACTATTGGCAACATAACAGTGAGTATAACATAATGGCTATTACACATTCAAATTTTTTGACACAAGTTAGAAACTACACGGAAGTGACAAGCACAGTATTAAGTGACACTTTAATAGATCAATTTATACGTAATGTAGAGTTAGACGTGGCAGGTAGAGTTGATTATGATGATCTTAGAAAATATGCAACCTCAACTTTTACGGCTGGTAACAGAGCTGTAAGTCTACCATCAGACACACAAATACTTAGATCTGTTGAACATATAGATTCTGGAGGCACAAGAAAATTTTTAGAGAAAAGAGACACAAGTTTTATATCTGAATTCAATGCATCTAGTAAACAAGGAACACCTAAGTATTTTGCTAATTATGACGATTTTAATATCATTGTTGCACCTACTCCTGCAGCAGCTGATACTGTACAAATAAATTACATCAAAGGGCCACCACATTTTAACTCATCTACAAATACTTTTTTATCACAATATCAAGAATCCATGCTTTTACATGGAGTCTTAGCAGAGTGTTTTAGATTTTTAAAAGGTCCTGACAATCTATACAACCTCTATAATACAAAGTATAATGAGGAGATACAAAATTTTGCTCTACAACAAATGGGCAGAAGAAGACGTGCGGAGTATGATGATGGTGTACCAAGAGTACAAGTACCATCTCCATCTCCAAATGTAATTGGTTAATAAGGAGAAACTATGGCAATAACAACAAACGCAATCTGTAATTCTTTCAAAAAAGAATTATTAGAAGGAAAACATAAATTCCAAAATCCTGGCGGAAGTACATACAAATTAGCTATGTTCACATCGCAAGCGACTTTAGGAAAATCAACAACAAACTATGCAACAACCAACGAAGTATCTTCACCATCTGGATATACAGCTGGTGGAAAAGCACTTGTAAACGTAGGGACATCATTAGCGACTAATACAGCGATCACTGATTTTGCTGATTTATCGTTTGTAGGTGTAACACTTACTGCAAGAGGAGCTTTAATTTATAATACAACAACTGGCGGTGGATCGAGTACCACTGATGCAGTAGCTGTATTAGACTTCGGAGGAGATAAGACTGCAACGTCAGGAACTTTTACAATTCAGTTTCCTGCGTTCACAACTTCAGCAGCAATATTGAGAATAGCTTAATAGAGAGATTCCGGTGCTATGGCAGAACGTATATATACAGTAACCGTAGCATCGGGAGATCTATATGGAGGCGGTACAGGTAACGTCTATTACTTAGACGGTGCCAGAAATTCTACTGGACCTGGTGATGTTGACTGGGTTGCAGGAGCAACATTAAGATTTGATCAAAGTGATGGGTCTAACGATAATCACCCATTAATATTTTCTACTAACACTAGCACATCTGGAATTATATCATCGGGTGTAACCTATTATCTTGACGGAAGCAGTAATCAATCTGATTACACAAACAGTTCGACCTTTAACGCAGCGACCACTAGATACGTTGAAGTAACACCGTCATCACAAACAAGTTTCTATTACCTTTGTTACTATCATGGTATTGGCATGGGTGGTAACTTTAATATCACTTCTACTACCTGGGGTGCATTAACATGGGGTGAAGGTTTATGGAGTCAACAAGGTAACATTAACGTATCTGTTACGGGAACATCACTTACGTCTGCAATAGGTAACGAATCATTTTCAGCAAATGCAGATGTATCAGTATCGGGAACAGCATTAGCATCCTCTATAGGAGCAGCCACTGGATTTTCTTTACACACACAAGTTGTTACTGGTCAATCTGCAAGCACATCCATAAGTTCAGTAGTTGCAGGAACTGGAGATATTGTTGGGTTATCTGCTGCAGGACAATTGAGTACATCAATAGGTGCCGTAACAGCAGAGGGAGTTATTGAAGTTGGTTGGGGTGGAGACACATGGGGTGAAAATGCTTGGGGAGCTTTACAACCATTTGTAAATCTTACAGGTCAATCTTTATCAACAGCTATCGGATCAGAAACTGTAACCGCAAATGCTGATGTGTCCGTATCAGGAATATCTTTAACAACGTCAATAGGAGATGATATTTCTGGAACATCACATACTCAAGCAGTAACTGGTCAACAGTTAACAATGTTCTCTGAATCTAGTGTTGTTAACATAGGTGTGCCTGTTACTGGTATTTCGTCTACAATGTCTGCTGGTCAGACTACTATCGATCCAACATTCTTAATTGGTGTAGGTTGGGGTAGAGATACTTGGGGTAATCAAAGTTGGGGTCAAGCCGATTCTATAACTGCTACTGGCCAAGCTTTAACAACAGCTATTGGCACTGCTACTGCCAAATCTGATGTGACTGTATCTGTCACTGGACAATCATTAGCTATGACTTTTGGAGTTTACTCAGTTACAGCTGATGCTGATTTATCTATTACTGTATCAGAACACACGATGACTTCGTCATTAGGATCACCTTCATTAGAACAATCAACTAATGAAACTGTCACTGGCCAATCACTTAGCACCTCAATTGGTAATCCAGTTGCAGGTCTATTTTTAGATGTTCCTGTGACTGCGCCTGCAATGTCTTTAAGTTTAGGCACGCAAACGATTGAACAAACAACAACAGAAACAGCTACAGGACAAGCACTATCTACAAGCATTGGATCAGTGGTTGAATTACCAAATCAATTAGTTGGAATTACTGGTCTTTCAATGACTACAGCGATGGGAGAGGAGGCTACCGTAGGAGGCGCAGATGTAGCTCTTACTGGCATATCCTTGACATCATCTGTTGGAAGCCTTAATATTACGCCATGGTCAGAGGTTGACTTAGGAGTCAATAACACATGGTCTACAGTTGATTTAGCAGCCTGACTAATGTAAAATAAAATTATTAGGAGAATTAATTTATGGCATCAACATATTCTACAGACCTCAAACTTGAATTGATGGCTACTGGTGAAAACGCTGGTACTTGGGGTGATAAAACAAATACAAATTTAAATTTAGTACAACAAGCAATCGCAGGTTTTGAGCAAATAACATTATCAGCAGGGGGCACTACTGCACTTGTAATGTCTCAAGGAGCATTATCGAATGCAAGAAACATGGTAATTAAATTTGCAACTATTACAGCAACATCAGGAACAATCTGTACAATACCAGATTCAATAGAAAAATATTATATTTTTGATTGTACTGCAGTAACAAACCCAACCAACCTAACAATCAAAACTGCATCAGGAACTGGATTTAGTCCAGACGCACAAAAAATTTATGCAGCTTATTCTGATGGAACTAATTTAACTGAAGTATCGTTAGACACACTTGGCG